GAATACGACAACCTACCGACGTTCCCAGAAAAGCAGCAGTAAAGATAACAATTCCGCCCACGTACTGGAGAACATAGGTTGTTGTGGCTTGTGTTGTCCAAGTCATACCATTCTGAAGTAGCGCTATTGCCACATTTGGAGAAGCCCCACCTGTCAAGGCATTTGCGCCAAGCGTGATGTTCGCTTGGTTTGCAAATCCAAGTGCGCTTGTGAACTCGACTGTGTACGGTCCTCCTGCAGAGCCCGTTACCAAAGCGTTACCCGCGCCAATACTTGCAAGCGCTTGTAAACGCGTCTGGACCGTGCTAGCAGGATCATTCCAGTTAATATTCGCCGTGGTATTCGCACCGAACGTCAGCGTAAACGTACCGCCAGTAGGCGCACCTGTGATAGTAACCGTCTGCACTTCATTGGCTTCAGCTTGAATAACAAACGCCGCTGTACGGTCCCAATAACGCTTGGTTGGAATAGCCGAACTATTAAAGTTCTGGTGATCTCCACTGTCAGTAAGCGCCTGATCTGAAAATGCAATATTGGGCGTTGATGTGAGCAAGAGTTGTCCGCGATTGCCATGAGTAGCCGTCATTTTTCAGCTCCTAGGTGTAGGTAACCGCGCCCGTGACTTTCAATGACCAATCAACTGTTTCCATATCTTTGATCGGTGCTTTAGCGCTAAATTTTTCAACGATAGCCGAAAAACCAAAGTTGTGCGTTGCATCCAAGTACAAGCTCATGGTTACTGGAGTATCGCTGGTGATTGAATTCCACAAGGCTAATTGACCGTTGGTATCAGTCATGTCTAGCCGTCCAGCGAACTTAGCAGCAGCTCCAGCTAACCCTCCAGCAAATGTTTTCCAAGGCAAGCTACCCGCTGCAAATTTGGTTGTTTCGCTTGTGGCTCTGTCAACATCCAATGTCCAATCGTCAATTTCAGCGACGGTATTTGCGCCTACTTTGACGTTGCCGCCCTTCCCATGTAGTGCTGTCATTTTTTACAGCTCCTCTGTGTTAATACGGTATCTTTCCGTATAATGCATTAAATTGACACCAGTTGTATCATCTTCCAACAACTCTCCAGTATCATATAAACAGGAAATAGAATGATTGCTTGTTAAAATCAGATTTGCTTTATGAAGTGCAGAATGGACAAGATTGTGGAGCTGTAACACCTCATATTTGCCTTTCTTTGCGCTCCATAAGTGTAGTGTTGCTACAAGCTGTTGGCCTTCTTTACTAAAGGTGTCTTCTGTTACGCTATTCGATTCGCCTAATGCCACATAAGGAAATGGATAATCTAGAGGAATATTATTCATATCCCTAACTCGTGAAAGTCCTGAACCATCTGGAATAAAAGCAATGAGAGCTGCATTATTTTGCAATATTGCAGTTATTGCAATCCACACTTCTACTTCAGATGTTGCCATACGCTATATGCTCATATTCTGCAATTCTTGCACTAAAGATTGACGGTTTGCTTCAAAAGCATTTAAAAGGTACGGTCTAGCACGCATTTTGTACGTGCCATTATGTACAAAAATGCCATATGGCAGATTGTTGCCTATTTGCCTGTCAAGTTTTGCACTGTAAATGGTGATATCTGCTTGCAATGCGCCTGTATCCACTGGACAGTTATCTTTTGCATCAGATTGCGTCAGATTTGCGACAATATCCAGTGCATCCTCTGTGTTGATAATGATTTTGTCGTTTGCTTGCTGAAAGAGATCTTTAAGATTTGGCCCTTTAATCGTTACCGGCATTTTGAGACTCCTCTAAAAGCTGTTCTGCTTTCAAGTTCTCAATCGCGCTTATCAATTCCTGCCTGACAATCTGTCTAAGCAATTCTTGCAACTCAGGACTATCCTGTACGGCCTCAAATGTTACTTTCACCCTTAGCTCTGTATTCGCCATTAGTTTCCCCCTTGCAAGGTGGTCTCCACCACAATCGCCTCACTGAAAACCGCGTAGGACGACGGGCCTAAAGGACTAATAACCTTGTACGTAACCCCTTGTATCCTGAGCAGATTTGATTTCAAGATCACAGTTCCCAAGGGAGTAGACACCTTTTTAATGGACTTCCCCACAACCTGATTGCCAATATAGAATTCTTGAGGCATTTTTTCATCGACAATCATGCATTTGACGGTTGCAGTGACGATGTACGATGTGTCACTGCCTGCCAATGGATCGGGCGTATCACTCTCGGCAAGAAAGTCACAATCATCCTTGAGAGCGAGATCCGCAGCTAGATTGGCAATTTGTTGTAAGTCTGCATCGGTGATTACTGGCATGGCTTAGTCCTTAGTGGGCACAAATTCGGGCCAGTGCCACGAAGCCTGCTTCTTTTCCGTTTCATCGTGATGTACTGATGTACGCCACGCAATACCGCTGTACCCAGGATCAGTTGGCGAAAAGTAGTCATTGGGGCCATCAGTAAAAACTTGAAGTTGTACAAAAGAGTCAGGATTTCCCTCTTCCCACACTTTGACAATAATCGCTGGTCTATGCTCACCAGGATAACGCCCATCGGACATAACATAGTGGACAATTCTGCCCACACTTGGTACTTGATTTGCCATACTATCTCCTTATACTGTCCATATCCAGAAAAATGTTGTATTGAATAGCCATGCTCAGTATTAATTGATCCATTTTCTGTGGGTTGCGTATCGTTTTTGCTAACTCTTTCGCAACACGATATCGCTTACTTTTGTTATGCATCATCCATTCCCGTTTCCACTAGCCATATAATCTAATGGCGTTGCCTTGAGACTCAAGGGATCATTGACATTGCCCGTCAAGTCACTCCGCACCATGCTAATGGACTTGGGTCTCTGCTTTTGACGGTAGGACTTGGCAAGCTTCAGGAGTGCATCAGTCGCTTGTGAGCGCTTAAACTGCTGTCCTCCAACTAAGACGTCATATGAGAGAACCCATCGGGCCGCCCATCGCTCTAGTAAGTCTGCTGAAGCTCGATAGACATCGTGTAATTTCCCAGTGGCAACATACACAGGAGGCAAGGTGCTAGATGAGAATGTAAAGTGTCCAGCTATTTCTTCAACCGCGCTAGGTGTTACTGTTATTGTCAGATATTGCTTTAAAACATAATCTGACTCCCATCCACCATAAGGATAATAATAGTTCAGGTATTGAATAGTAGCGCCCGTAAACGTAGGTTTAGGAGTAAGAGGTGCATTTACCAAATCCTCTCTACCTTCATCTAGAACTCCCTCAATATCATTGTCTGTGAAGACTTGCCCACTACCTAAAGGAAGCGTGTCGTTAATCAGAATTCTTACCCTTGCAATAAGAGTCGCCATACTTGATCTAGACATACACGCTTCCTTTCTTTAAATGGTGTATTAGGGACGTGACAAGCTAAACTCAGCTCCATATGTTACAGTAGGAGTAGATCCTGCACCTGTGACAGTAGCAGTTAAACGAACATACCGCTTACTTGTATTTATGGGAATGAAAAACTCCGCACTCTGTGCAGTTGTACTTAGAGCAATATCGTTCTCTTTACCCGCTGCGAGCTGGTAGAAAGTGCTATTGTCATCGGAGTGATCTATGGTAAATGCAACGGTATTCGATCCAGAAGCATTAGTAGCCGCTGAATAAATCACGCGTGCCCATAAGCCACGTCGAGGAGTGCCTTTAATATCGACACCCGCGCCATTAAATGTAGCAGTCTTAGTGACCGAAGCTTGCAAAGAAATCAATGCATCTGTTGGCATAATCGTTTCCTTTCTGGCATTATGCCAATTAAGCTACCTTGATATCGTACAAGCGTGCAATGGAACGGGTAGAGGTATTAGCGATACCAACGGCATAGTCGATCAAGGTACGATAGATCACACCATTATTGATCAAGCCAAGATCTTGAACGTTGGGAGGATTAAACTGCCAACCCATGAGATGATCTTCACTGTAGTTAACCGCATAGATGGAAGTTTGAACTGAAGCTCCGGTGTCTGTTCCATCGGTATTTTCCAGGTTGGAGATGATTCTGGTTGTCTGATCAGCTTTGTATCCAGGATCACGAATAACCGCGCCTTTATAGCTTGTCTGCACACGATCAAACTGATCTCTTGTGATGTCAAGACCACCACTGGTGCCAAGCAATCTCAAAAGGAAGTTAAAACGACGCTTCATGACTTCATTCATGTAGAGGACTACACCATCGCCATCAGGAGCATCGACACTCCACAAAAGCTGATCAAGAAATTCAACAAACTTGTTAGCAGTTGCTTGTGTAGCGCCCGCTTGGGAAATGTTAACTGTACCCGCGTCAATCTTGTTCTCAGATCGAACGCCAAAGAGAGTGCCGTTATTAATGCGATACTTCAAACCTACCGGAGCGTTTGCGTCTCCAGCAACATGGTCATTGTTAAAGTATTTGAAATTGACATCATAAGTGAGGGCTTTTAAGTACGCTTCTGTCTGAATGCCTCGAGGATCAACAATGCTGTTCTCTTCTTCCACAATGTACTTATCCACATCTATGGTGTTTCTGAGAAGAAAAGCTTGTTCCTGGTAAGGAACTGGAGTTGCTTTTGTGGTGACTGGTTCAGCGTTGAGTTGTGACCAGTTAATGGATGGAAGGCTTGTACCATCAAAACGCGTGCCATTAATGATAAAGCTCTTTTTACTGACCATTGGGATATCCTGGAGAATATTCCCGTTCTGGATGAGGGAAAATGTCACCCTTTGTACAAGAGGTGCATTGCTCATCAAAGCATAGTCAGCCAGGGTGACTGTGTTTGCTGCTATTGCCATTAAAAGCTCCTATTATCCCCTGCCTAACATCCCCTTACAAAGGTGCTAAGCACGAGATACAAGAAAATTTCTATACTACTATTTGTTACTGTAAATGTCTCCCCACGATGGCGGTTTGTATTTGCCTTGTTGTTGAGGAGCTGCATTTGGAGGACTGATTTGAGTCCTCCCTGGATTCATAGCAGGAGTAGCAGGCGGTTTCTGTTGAGTAGCAGTTTGAGCAGGTGGTGTTTCTTGTTGAGTCGGTTCAGCGGGCTTAGGAGCTAAGTAGGGCTTATTCTTGATAAGATCGTCAAGAGCCTTATCTACATTTGTTGGCATTCCATCTTCCCCTAGTTCAAGCTTGCCCTGAATAGCCAATGATGCAAGTTCGGAATCAATAATGCCTTTTTCTTTTGCCATCAATTGGACTACTTTTGAAACAAGCTCTTGCTTCAACTGCTGAATTTGCACTTCTGCTGCTGCTTTTGCTGCTTCAACTTCTTGGAAACGCTTCTGAGATTTTTCAATCTCTGACAAAGTTGCTTCTTGCGCTAGTCGCTCTTTTTCTTTGTATGCCGCTAACTCTTTTTCAGTAGCAGAAAGATTTTTTCCGTGTCTAGCGGCTTCCTCTGTCTTATTAGTTGCGTGTCGTTCCAAGTCTGCTATTCGCGCTAAAGCTTCCTCAATCGTGGTTGTTGGCTTCGTTGTAGTCGTCGCGACTGTCGAAGCAGGTGATGTGCCATTCGCTGGCGTACCTAGTGCAGGCGTCGCGCTTGCATCAGATGGGGTATTTTCTGTAGTTGACATTAGTATACTTTCATCCTTTGCTTAAAGTCAAGAGCACTTTGCAAAGTGCTCAATATTAGTCACCCTTGCAAGGGGTTACTTGCTTTTCGCCTTCTCTTGCATTTCCTGTACAAGCTTTTGTTTTGCAAGTTCAGCTTTTTGATTTTCGCACTGCTCACATGGCTTTTGCATTGCTTCTCTCAGCTCAGGAACAACACGAAAGTTATAGTCTGCTAGAGACTGTTGTGGGCGCACGCGAACGGTTTGCATATGCCCACACGGGCGCTCTATATTGTGCGAGGTCATTGGTTCTTCACTTGGCATGAGTGTTATTCACCTTCTTTCCTTTCTGGAAACGGACCAGATAATAGCATGTCAGGATAAAGCGTATTAGGATCAGGTTGAAAAGCATCATCCTTTCCCGTCAACTCTTTTACAGTATTCTTGATAATTGCAAACAATTGGTCATCAATCTTGAAACGCTCTTTATTCATTTCAAGACCTTCAAAGATATCCTTCTGGGAACGCTCTGAAGCCGCTATCCAATCACACACCATCTCAACAAGCTGGATTAGATTCATCTGTGATATCCCATCTTCAAAGAATTCGGGATGATGGTCATTATTCTCATAGTGATGCTGAATAGCAGGTTTGATTTTGCGTAGTGCAGCTTTGAATTCTTCCGTCCCATAAGCATACTTTTGAAGCTCTGGAAATGCTTCTTCATATGGCTCGTATTCTTCTGGAGAAAACTTTGAATTATCATGCACAACCGACCGATTGAACAGGGCATTCGCTACATTCTGGAGATAACCGCCCACACGGCGCTTGTGATCAATGAGATCAACTAGAAAATCACTTGACATAAATTATTCCTCCTCTTTCTTTTGCCAATCGCCATTATCTAACCTGATAAAGCGTTGGCGCTGTTTTTCTTGTGTGTCACGTTTTATGATGACATCTGCATATACGCCTTCGTATTTTACCCAATAACTAAAAATATCCTCTCTTTTCCATCCAAGATCTTGCTCGATCCAGTTTTTTACGCCTTGATTTAGGTTGTTATACACAAGTTCCGAAATTGGAATGTGTTCTAGTTCTTCTGGCATTTATTTCAATCCTCCGACAATTAGAGCTGCTATAGCCAAGACAGTTACATGACAGACTTGATCGCCCCACAATGCCACGTGCAAGGCAACGGGACCTTCTGTAGTCTGTCTATAGAATGACCGCCACCACACCAATGGCACGCGTGTATCGATGAGCAGGTGTGTGATAAAAATGAGCACAGCCATCCACGCGGGAAAGATGAACAAGAGCCCTAGTAGGTGGATGCCAGAATGCACATAAGCCGATGGATGCAACAGGCTTGATTTATTATCTGTCATCCATTGATTCTGTAAAATCCAATCTGCGAATAGATGAATTGCTATACCCCAAATTAAAAGTGATGTTGCATGTAAACCAATTGTAAACATTAATTACCTTTCATTAATTTATTACTCACGCGATCTCTCCATGCCTTGCTTTTGCGTTTCTTGGGACTGGGATAACGCTTACCTTGCTTGGCATATTGAAGCATCCAAAGTGTTTGCTGAGAAACATAGCACGCAACTGTTGATTCTCTTTCTACCTCTGAAAACATGCTATCAATAAATGCATTCAAGCCTTCCCCAGCGGTAAACGTGCCCTCCATTTTGACTTCAACTGGCTTAAACATCTCTCTAAAATCAAATTTAGGAGGATCAAAATACTCATGCTCAAATTGAAAATCCACAGCATTACCCATTAGAGTCCCATCGGCTAATCTGATTTCACCTTTGTATTCACTGCTCATGCTAGTCCTCTTTTCAACCGACGAAATGCCGCTCGTTTCTGCTTCTGTTTGATTTTATAGCGACGTTTTGCTCGAATATGCGCTCTATACTCAGGAAGTGAACGCCTATAGTCATGGATTGCCATGTCTAACAAATACTTATCGTACTCAGAAAGCTCTACACCATGCACAAATACAGCATGTACAGTCTCGACATGCACCCATTCATTTGAACTATCTTGACGATATATATCCACCTCATCTTGCAATCTTAAAGAGTCAGGATCAAAATATGCATCATGTTCCATAGCATTCCATCTTGTAATTTCATACTCACTATTCATGCGCTATCCTTTCTCTTCTGCAAAAGATATACCTAACTGTTTCACTTCATCTTCAGTCAATGTACGCACAACTTCCCATTGTGGAGGTGATGGATAGCCATCAACAAAGCTAATAACCTGCTGAACCTCCTGTATTGCCACCTCTACTTTCCCACCATTCGACGCTGTCAGCTTAGCTCTCATGTAACGAGGAATGTTCATGTTCTATCCTTATTTTCAAGCAATTCAGGATGCTCATAGATATTACCTGCTACCTCGACATTATCGGGCGAAAAGTTATTGGCTGAGAATCTAAACCCGTCCACATCTACCATATATCTGCCATCTCGATACTCAACAGTCACTAACGAAACATCCTCGATACGCACAATATCGCCCTCGTATATTTCCACGCCTTTCTTGTCTTTGAGCCCTGTGTATTCAACAAAATCAAAACACTCCCATTTGCTACAAATAGCATGCACTTCTCTGTCATAGCTGAATTGATCTTCATCAGCTAATTGCTTCAGCGTGTACGGACCTACCCACACTTTGTTATGCTTATCCCACGCTTTGTACTTATGCTCTCTCATGCTATCCTTTCGGGAAAAATAAACTAATAAAACGCACTAATCCACCTTCATCGACTATAATACATTTTTGACCATTTAGATCTTTGATGTCATTAACCTTATTTTGAACCATGAAGTCTTCAACCTCATCCCACATGATAACTATCAAAGCTCCAAACCCATCGGGATGCCCGTACTTGACACCAAACCATATTCCAGGCTTACCATCAGGAAAGTCCCGTAACCCATAACTGCCACCCTCTATTGTGGCAATATAAGCTTTAGGCCAATTTGAACCACGTTCTTCCAGTTCATCAACGGCTTGATAGAGGATCACGTCAGCATCGTCATCTAAAGGTGGCACATGAAATATTGCCTCACCATCAGGATCAACACGGTATGCCCTTGTAACCAATTTGTTCAACGCTTCTAGTCGTTGTTCACGTGTGTGATATTTGCGCATATTTTGCGACTTCACATAACCATCAACAAACTGAAATCTGTTTGTTATCATTTACTCTATCCTTTCTGTACTATTGGATTTTGCCCGCTTTGCTTATTTGCATCTTGTTGCATGTTTTGCTGTTGCGCATTTTGATCTTGTTGATCATCACCTTGCAAGGGGTTCTGTCCTGGTACCATGCCTTGTTGCATCAATGGATTATCTGCTAGAGCTTCAGCAGCTTCTTCTGCACATAGTTTCGCTTCTTCTTCTGGATCGTAGCCAAGCTCACGAAGCGTAGTTTGTTTACTCACACCAATACTCTGTTTTAACTGTGCTGCTTGTACATCTGCCAACACATCTGCTGGAAGTGGATTCTGCCATCCAAGTGTTATCTCTATTTTCTCACTAAATCCAGCTAATACCAATAGAGCTTGTGATACTTCAATAATCGTATTTCCATATAAACAACACATCTTCGATCTTTTTTTAAGCAAGCTCATAAACAAGAGCTTAATTGCGATGCCACTCAAGTTCCCGCTCGGCATGTAGGCAGTTCTACCCGATGCAATCATGGGAACGCCTGTAAGCTCCTCAGCTTCTCCTCTGAGATCACCCGCAAACTCCCGAGAATTGGCTGTATTTGTTTGTAAATTGACTGCTGCGATCTTGCTTTCAATTTCTGGCAACTGAGTAATTTTGTTCGGATGGACATCAATAGTGCCGTCGCCTACTCCATTTGAGTAGAGGATGCGCTGTATTTTCTCTGTGATGTTAATATTGCTGTTAACCAGATTGATTGCTTCATTTATACCTATAAGCGCTTTATTGACACCAGGATATCCCCAAAATTCGTTTGGGCGTGGCAAGTTCTGATTTGAGAAGATTGGAGGAAATGGATAGGGCCATGGGATAGGTTCTCCAGCAGGTATCCAGTTATCGTTGGTTGGGAGCATGTTGCCAGATACTAGATCTTGTGTCCAATGCTGTATTGACCATGTCGTGTCTTTATCTGGCAATCCTTGTGAAGTGTTTTGATCAGGATCTATTCGAGATATTTCCTCACGATAGTACATTTTGACGGGCTTGCCCAGTGTATTCTTTTCATCACAGCAGTATTCTATGCAGAATAGCATCACCTTCTGACAATTCTGTGGAGCTGTCTTGACAAAAATTGTACATGGATCAACCTCCACTAGCTCAAATACACGGTCTTGTAGATTAGCGGCATCGGGACCAGGGACTATCCTCAAAAACGCACGGCCTGACATGTCCCCATTCATCAACCAACGTTGGAGAAGTGGAATACGAGCTTCTTTTCTACCCCATACAGTATTGAGAAAGTCTTGAGCACCTTCAGGAGCACCTTGATCGACACTGATTTCAACCTCATCACCAAACACAAAGCTGACCACTGTGTCCACAGCAGGCAACACTTCGTTACCCATGACGTTTGGATCAGGCTCTCCTGGTAGTGGAACAAAAGGCTTGGCTAATTCAGTCTCGTATGCTTGCCACGCCTTCTGTATCTTCTCAATGCGTTCACGGTCTTTGTCATTTATTTCATAAACGGGTTGTCCTGTTTGTGGAGGTGATTGTGTAGTGTTCATACTTGCTCCATTGACTGTTTTATTGTCCACGCCCTAAGACAACCTAAAGAACAGAAATGCAAAGATCCTTCCTCGCTTTTCACAACTACAAACCAACTATCAGGTATCTCACGCGATGATGGATATTTATCACTCAAATTATATCTAATATGCTTTAAATTTCCGCAATCATCACACTTTACACCATTTACTCTCATACTCTTATCCTTTAAATTGCTAAGTGTATCAACATACCGCTGAAATGAATTAATCAATTCAACTGTTTCACAAAATAAATCAGCTATCGACTTCAAGAACTGTAAAAAATTATACATACATTAGAAAATTCGGTCGCTGTATCTCACGCTACTAGGGCCATTCAATACGCTTTGATACACTTCTGCTTGAAATCTCCAATCAATTCTCAAACCAGGATGCTGTATTTTGAAGTGGTTACAATGCTTGTGAACAAGAGAAGCTATTTCCTCTTGCAATGCATGAAATGCTTCTTTCTCACGCTTGTCAAGCTTGTCAAAGTCGCCTGGATCTAACATTTTTACGTTATCTTGGGTTATGTCCATATTATTTACACTTCCTCCTCTTTTACCTTACACATAAATTGATTAGCCATTTTAAACAGATCATCTTGTGTTAACTCACTAAGAAGATGCTTGTCAATATCAACGTAGTTTTTCTTATCTCCCTTTGATATCGAAAACCGCCTAATCACACCATACTTCCATCCCTGATCTTCAATGTTAAACCCTTGATCGCGAACACGTGCCATAAAATTATCAACATCAATTTCACCCATCTAAAATACTCTCCTGCTATAGCTAACTTTTTCACTGTACGGATCTTCCAGACAAGATAATCCGGCTGCTGTTGCTAAATCGTCGTGTTTTCCGGTAGAAGCGCCATAGGTGTCTTTTCCTTCATCTGATACCTTAATCTCATACACCATAAGCTCTTCACACATAGCTTTTACTTCTGGAATATCGGGTGCGTGGAAACGCTTTTCTTGGAGAATAGATTGCAGTTTCGATACTAAAAATGCTTTTGCCATAACGCCCGTTCTGCGATTGTATTTCTCACCACCAGAGAACGTGATAGGCTTGAGCTGAAGTGTATACCTGCCTACTTGCCACTTTGGTCCTGCATCCAAATAATAAATACCTCTTACAAATTGAGCTTCCAAAACTGAATTATTCATACGTAAACTTATTTTTTGTTTTAAACTATCATACACAGGTCTACCAACACCTGTTACATCTAATAACACCCTAATATTTCTATTCGCAAATAAATCATTTTCAAGCATATTTGCAATATATTCAGCAACGGCATGATATGGCGTATTAAGCGGCAAACGTTTAATAAATTTGACAGTGTACTCAGTCCTCATCACAGGTTCGCTACCCGTTGGAGGTATCCAATTGCCTTTAACATCATAATGACCTAACGTTTGCGGTCCTGTAATTCGAACAATTCCTGTGTTAACTTGAGAAACTTCAGTTACACAGACTGCTGTGGGATCGTGTATTTGGCCGATGTCACATCCAATATTTATTGGTAACCGTTCTTCATTTTTTGTTTCTTGTGTAACTACCATGTTTACAAATCCCACATTTCCAACTTTGGATTTACAATCTGCTCAATATCTTCACTTCTAAAAGCTGCTGTTTGCACATCATTAAATTTACACATATACTCTTGTTCATACCAATAATCGCCCATATTTTCTTTTTCCTCTGCTAGAAACTTTGGCGTTATTCTAGGGCACTCTGTAGCAGGTATTTCATAATATTCCCAATTCTCGCGCTTTTTATATGCTTCATAAAAAAATCCCCTTGCTCCAAATGGACTACTCAGCACTATCAACCGACCGCCAGAAACTGCTAACATCGGGCGTACCGACATGTACAGCTCGTCAGGGACTTTGCTAGCCTCATCGATAATGAGAAGCTTTACACCAGAGAAACCGCGTGTCGTGCCCTCTGTCCCAGGTAAGGATATAATGCGAGAACCATTCTCAAGTTCCAGTGAAAGCTTGTTCTCAGAGTCCGCTGGTACGGGCTTGCCAAGATCTCGATACACATTTAGGCATTTACGAAACAGCTCTCCAGATTGCCTTAATGATGGCGATAGCAACAATATTGGTGAGTCGTCCTGGTAAAATGCTGTATGGTCAGCAATGACTGATACCGTTGTTGACTTCCCGGATTGCCGAGAACAATTGATGAGAATGCGTTGAGACTGACTTCGTACCAATTTCGATTGCCAAGGATCAAGCTCCAAGCCCGCGCCTTTTGCCATTTGAACAGGATCAAGACGATAGGCGAGACTCTGTAAATCATTTCCCATTAATCGATTCTGCTATTGCTTCAGCTAACGCTATTCTTGCTTCTGGAAACTGCCCTAATGCTTTATCAATAGCCTCATGTAATTGCTGCACATCTTTATTTACATTTGTCGTATTCATATCTATTTGTTGCTTTTCACGATATTCAGGATGATGCTTCTTGACTGCCATGGCAAGTAAAGTATCGCTTACCACGCGCTCCATAAGCGGCTTACGTTCAAAAAGAGGACGCCCATTATCATCTACAACTTGATTTCCCCATTGATCAAGAACAGGAACCTCGTCATAAACCATTTTGCCCGCACTAACCACTGGTTTCAGATATCCATCCTTGGCGCGTTGAATAAATTCAGCTAATACTAAATCTGCAAAATCTCGTTCAGCTTGATGCCACCTTAAACTAAAAGTCTCATCCTTCTCTTGCCATTCATAAAAAGTACTTCTTGCAATACCCGCAGCTTTACATGAAAGAAGAATATTTCCATTTGCAGCATACGCTGTTAAAAAATTTGCTTTCACTTGCTCCCGTTCTGCATCATTCATACTATAATCATTCTCCTTTCACGTACACGCATATAACTGTCCGAAAGTGTCCGATTTATTCCTATCCATCATTGGTTAAAATATACATCAGTTTCGAACATTTATCAACATTTTTACAAATGAACAATAATACTCACCAAATTTGAGCACAAAAAAGGAGCCGGATTGCAAAATCGGACTCCTTACCGTGCGTAGCGTTATTGACTCAATAAGAGTATAACACGATAGAAACATATCACGTTTACACTCCCCGTGCAAGGGGTTACCATGGCATTCTGTGTCCAACCATCCACCAATACCAAATTGCGAACAGTGCAACAATTATGCCAGTGACCACGCCCAAGATTATGAGAATGGTCATCATGGCGCTTGCTCAACTATTTTCAAACGGTCATTCTCATCTACTAATCTCATTGGCCCGTGCCCATCTGGACAGTGAACCTCGCTCTTGGTGGATGTTTCAACTTTCTCACCTCTTGCGGATTTTGCCATCAGTTGCGAAAACGAGAGGATCAATCCTCCATATTGCCCACATGATTCACACACATATAGCGGGAATATTGTGCTCATGATACTCCTTTCACTGGATACACAAACAAGTCTTGAACAAGTCGTAAAGGTCTTGAAAAAGCTTTCTCTGGAGCTGCAATTAACCGTAACTTCATGCCAAATTTGAGAGCATGGTTAATAATCCCACACTTGCTATCAAACGTCCATTCCTCCAAACCTGTAAAAGGTATCCCGTTCCATTTCACCCAGGCCGTAAATTCAGCACTGGATGAATACTCAACAGTCGTAGGGACGCCATTCCTACGGCAAATCACCAATGGAAGAATCTCCAACGCTTCCAATCGCTCGAATCTCTGCAAGCCACTTTTTACGGCGATTCCACGATCTAACATGTCGCTCATATTTATCTCCATCCTTTAATTTGATAGGTCTCGTGAAATACCAGTAATTGTACTTATTTTGCATATCTTGAGACATGCCCTCAATATAACGATTGTTGCTATACCGAAATCGTACAATATCACGCACCGATATATCACCACGTAAACCCACTATTTCATATTTTCTAAGTCGTCCCATCAATTTCTTATTGTCGAACGACTCTACATCAGCCTGTGGAGAAGGTTCACTATCTCCAAACAAGTCACCGTTTAATACTTGTTCACGACTTGTTTGAGACTTGTTTGGAGGAGATGGTTTAGCCTTTACCATCTCCTCCTGAACTTTCGGATCTAGAGATTCCAATTCATGCTCTACCGATTGGCTTATTGGTTCAATAGAGCTTACCGAGGGTTTTCGTTTTCCTCCCTTACATCCTCTTCACTAGGACTATCACCAAGGTATGCATCAAAGAGCTCATTGTACTGATCCTCTGGTAACGTTTCCTTAGCAATCATCCAGTGTTTCTTGGTCCACTTCTTTGGATCAAGTGGAAGCTTTGGATTCTTGTCCTCAACAACTTTTTGAGGTGGTATTCCTGCCTTTTCCTCAAAAAGATCACGGTTTGGTCGTCTATCATAATTGACAGGAGAAACTAATTCCCCATTCTGTCCATCCTCCTCAACTTTGAATACTTTCTTATCTACCCATGCTCGAAACCCTTTCTTTTCGCCCAAAGATTTTGTTTCTTTGTCAACCTCTGGTTTTACTTGGTGGGGGTCGACAAATCGTTCTCTGTGAGCTGCGATGGCAGGAGCTGCAACCTGACGATGTGAAATGGCGGGAGGATTGCTATCCACAACTCTAGGAGTCTCTAATTGACGTGTCTGTGAAGAGGCTGGTAAGCTTCCAACCACATCTTGAATAGTTGTCCTTACCCAGTGATCAGCGTGCTCTGCTGCAATTCGTGGAGCGATTTCAATGGCCCTAGATCGGATGTGCTGCATAGTAAGCTGATGAATATCATCGTGTACATTCTCCAATTCAAACTTTCGAACGTGGGAAGGAGAAACGAGGTGAGTAACAATGATTGCCACTACGTTCAGCACAATAATCGCGATAGATCCCCACATACCCACAGTAACCATGTTAGGATCAAGTTTGGTAAGTCCATTCTGTGCTGAAATTGTTGTGGTGTCTGCGACCGTCGTGAGTATCACTCCAGCCGTATCTACAAAGATCATCAGGTATGCAAGCCCTCTTTGCATTGATCCTTCAGCTGCCGATGTTGCGAATATTGTCCAGCCAATAATTCCACCATCGAACGCGGCCAACGCGAGGTATGCAACGTAGCTCATTGATTTTGGAAATGTCATCTGCAAGAAATCAACTGTCCTCGTTGCAGTATAAATCATTAGAGCGATCATTAAACCGCCCAGTATGATAGTTCCAATAACTGAACCAACGTTCAATTTACGTTTGTGCATTAAAAACGCCTAACCTTTCATTCTTGTGCATGGCTAGGCTTGTGGAGTGCTTTTATGCTATCATATTCCCAAGCCATTGCATGCTCACTCATGTTCTGGACTAGTCCTCTATCAGGTGTTTGAGACTTGGTAGAGGACGCTCAAAACTACTCTGCCTTCTTTACCTCTTCTTGTGACTCTTCCATCTTGAAATGTTCCTGCAAAATGAACGTCACTTCAGCATTCCAAGAACGTACATTCTTTTTCGCATGGTCAGTAACTTTTTTGTGCAAGTCTTCTGGCATGCGAACATAGGTCGGAACAATGCCCTTTTTATATTGCATCGCTAGCGCCCTTTCTCTTAATTGCATATTGCCAGTATAGCACACTATTGACTAGTATGCAACATTTTAGAGAATGTTATAAGTTGTCCAATACCGACTTTGCGCCTTTGCGTGCTTCACTTTGCTGGAGAGATTTCAAATAATCCTCTGTAGTCTTGATGGAATTGTGACGTAACAACTTTGACAACGTATAAATATCACCTCCATTTTGCATAAACATTTTACTAAAAGTATGACGAAAAGTATGCGGTGAGCATCGTACACCTTCTATATGCGCCCAATCAGATAAACGCGTGATAATTCTCCAGAGTCCTGATTTCGTCAATTCAGCTCCATACCTATTCACAAACACCAGAGAAGTTTGTGCAACCTCTAAGCTTATTTGTTTGCATTGTCTATCTGATAGGTTTTTCTGCTTTTGCAGTACTTCATATTCTATT